GGTACCCTCACTCTTCCATTTTGTTGGTATGAGAATGCTTTGCGCATTCCTAATCAAGAGTGGAGAGATATGGGGGATATCATTATTCATGGTATGCAGAATTTAAAGCATGCTAACGGAGCCACAGATCAAGTGATCGTTTCCGTTTTTGCTTGGGCAGAGGATGTATCTCTTTCCATTCCTACAGCGAATGAGCCAGGTGCTTTATCGCCACAGATGGGAGAGGTATTTACTCCACAAGTAAAAGATGAATATGGTACGGGTCCTATTTCGCGCCCAGCAGGCATTGTTGCCAAATCTGCAGGCGCTCTAAGTAAAATACCTGGTATAGGTATGTATGCGCGTGCCACTGCAATGGCCGCAAATGCAGTATCAGGTATTGCTTCGATGTTTGGTTATTCAAGGCCAGTAGAACTTGCGGATATTACACCGTACAAACCGACGTTGCTAGGAAATATGGTTAACACCAATGTTCCTGACACGTCTCAAAAATTAACCTTGGATGTCAAACAAGAGCCCACTGTCGATCCGCGTGTGATGGGTCTCGGGAGCACAGATGAGATGACAATCAAATCTATTGCACAACGAGAATCTTTTCTAACGCAGTTCGGGTGGGCTGTCTCAGATCCTGCGGAGACACTATTGTGGAACACAGAGGTTTCACCAGTGTTATGGAATGTGCTATCCGGAACAAATGACGAGATTCATATGCCCGCCTGTTGTTTCGCAGCTCTTCCATTTCGCCGGTGGAGAGGAACAATGAAGTTTCGATTTCAAATTGTTGCTTCGGCCTTTCATAAAGGTCGTATGAAGATTACGTTTGATCCTTCATATCCTCTAACCAATGAGTATAACACAAACTACACGTACATTATAGATCTCGCCAAAGAGCGAGATTTTACGGTTGACATTGGCTGGGGTCATGAGAAGAGTCTTATTAATCACCGCAATCCAATACAGAATGCTATTCCATATAGTACCTCAGCCCTTGGGGCTGATCCTGGTAACAATGCGAATGGTATTTTGTCGGTATATGTGGTGAATGATTTGACTGTTCCCAATTCCACCGCCAATAATGACATCGAAGTGAACGTGTTTGTGTCTGCTGGTGATGATTTTGAGGTATTCGATCCTGATTCCAGGAATATCGAGGACTTGGTCTGGTTTGAGCCACAAATGGGTGAAGTGTTTACTCCCCAAATGGCTGAGACTGGAGGTCAACCAATGAATCAACCAGACGCAGATCTCACGAAGCGTGAAGATGAACCGATGAAAGAAGAACCGTCAATAACTATGGCGCCGACGTTAACCGATCAAGATCACACAATTTGTGTCTATTACGGTGACCCTGTAACGTCATTTCGCCAATGTTTGAAGCGGTACAATTATCACTCGGCAGTTTCTTCGGCCGGTGACATTTCAACCTCCACACTTATAAATTTGCGTAATAGCAATTTTCCGTATTATCGAGGTTATGCACCTGGGGCCGTGCACGAAACAATAATACC